TTAATGGGCGGACGGCCCCGCTTCTTCGGTTGATCGTTCATGGTTGGCCACCGTACATCCCGTTAGTTTTATGTTCTCTGAGTTTAATCAATTGTTCGGCGTATTCTTTCTCGGTAATGCCCGCGATCTTGGCAGCATCCTTTTGGGCCACCGACAAGGTAACACGACCTGTACGATCCTGCCCCTGACTGGTGGGAACTTCGCGGGTGACCGGAGCACTTACAATCCGTCCCCTCGTTTGTAGTTCATCATCTGGATCTTCTTTGTTCACGATTTGTTCCTTCTGACGTAGACCCAGATGCTGCTCTAAGGATTCAAAATAATCCTGTGAATAAGGTTCGTGGCCCTCATCGATCACATCCCAGTGCAGATTCTGGAGTTTGGCGTTCTTACGAGGGTCGGTCAGGTAAGACTCATGCTTGCGCAGCCATGTCTTGGCCCGATCCGGTAGATTAAAGTTCTCTAGTGGATCATGGGCCTTTGTCGGTTTGATTTCTGCGGCTTGCTTGGCCTGTAGTTCCAGAGCCACCTTGCCGTCTTCAAGGCGGGCAAGATCGGTGTTTGCCTTGGAAAGCCGGTTGGTGGCATCAGCCTGACCTTTAAAATCCCCAAGTTCAAAGGCCCTCTCAAGATCATTTTGGGCTGCCTGAGCCGCTGCATTGGCGGCAGCCATCGAGGATGCGATAGACTCGCCTTGGGACTCATAGGTGGTTTTCTTGAGGCTTTCATTCTCTGCATCACGCTCATTGGCCCGTCTGATGGCTTCATCACGGTCCCGCGATAGAATTTCATTCTGCTCGCGCTGAGCCTGTTCAGACTTACGTAAGGCATCAATCTGCTTCTGGAATGCGATTGAAGGATCATTCTCATTGCCAGAGTCATGCTGCTCCGGCTCCTGCTGTTCAGCAGCCAATTTGGCTGCTTCGTCATCCTCGGGTTCGGTCACCTGCGCCGCAGCGGACCGGCCTTTGGAGAAATCTTTAATGCGTGGCATCTTAACCTCAAACAATGAGAGAAGGATGGGTGACTTTCATCTTAATGCTGGAATCGCGGACCAACAAACATGGCCATTCCCGCACTGTCAATTTCCAAGCATCACCCAGCTTGAAGACAACCCACTCCCCTACCTCAGCGGTCTGTCCATTGAATACTGTGGTTTCATCGTCTTGGAAGGCATCCTTACCCAACTTTAGAACCATTCCAGTCTTACCCTGCCAGATATCCTCTTCCTTGGAGTTGTCGGTCAGGATAATACCGCCTCGGGTCCGTTCTGGCTTCACAAAGGCCGCCAGTAGGACATAATTAAATAACACTTCAACATCAGCGAGGTCGCCAACCTTCTTCAATATCTCTTGGAATGGGGTTTCAGACCTTGAAACCTCGTCCATGGCCCGGCGTGGTAGGATAGAACTCATCGATCGAGGTCCCCTTCGATGTCATCGCACAGCTTCAGTGCATCGGTTAAGCCTCGGATATAGCCGCAAGATTCACGATAGCGAGCATAATCCTCAGCTTGTCCACCGATAATTGAAATGCTGTAGTCCGCAACAGCAGCGGCCACCCGATCTTCTAGTAGCTTATGAAAGCGGGTTTTAGCCCCCATTAATCAGTCCATGGAGTACGATAACTATTGCTAAAGGGACTACCAGAGGTCTTACAAACCATGGTGGAACTGACGATGCCCCAGATAATGGCAGCCAATAGATGTTGCATTAATTACCTCTGGCGTTGGCCCCATAGGCCCGTTTCTTACCAAGACGGCCCATCCCATTGTCGCCCCCCTTAACCGCAACTTTCTTCAGCGGATATATCTTGCCGCCCGTAGACATCATGCCCGGGGGTTTCGGGGGCGGCATACCCGGGGGCATTCCCGGAGGCCCTGCGCCAAGCGCTCCCGGCGGGGGACCCATCGGACCCTTGGGCACCATCGGAGGGGCACCCATCGGGGGCGGACCCGCCCCAAGGTCAGGCGGAGGTGCACCAGCACCTCCCTTCGGAGCCATTATGATGTTGATTTTGGTGTGATTGCCCTTGCCACCTTTTTTAGTCCGGCCTCCACGAGCCAGTTTATCCAGACGGCCTCCACTGGCCTTGCCAACGGCCTTGACTTCCCCGCCAGCGGCGTGAGCTGAGGGTTTGGCTGATTTGACGGAACCGCCGGTGGCATACTTGACTGCTCCACCACAGGCCTCCTTCATGCGTTGCCCAGCCTTCTTTCGGCCAGCATTCATTTCTCTCAGATTTGCGAATGGATGCGTCATGATTAAGGTCCCACACTCTTGGTAGCTTCAACAGATGGCGGATCAAGCTTCTTGTTCTCAAAGTAAGGCCCGCTCTGGGAGTAAGCCAGCTTATCGGCCTTCGCCCTAGGGTCAATGTAGTGCTTAGTATGACCCACGACGCCTTCAATCTTGGCGGTCCGGGTCCGTGCAGCCTCTGCCAGATGGATGTGCGGCATAATTATTTACCTTTCTTGGGTTTCTTACTTGTAGCAGGTTTTGCGATTTTAGCCACCTTGGCCTTATTCTCGGCTTCTTTGGCCCGATGGACCTGAAGTTCCCGTTCATGGGCCATGGTCTGGGTATGCTTCTGGGCATCACGGGCCATCTCGGCCTGATGCTTTTGGTTGTCCATCTGAATCTGGTTATGCTGCTTATGGGCTTCTGCCCATGTACCAATCTTGGCGCTGGCCGCCTCATGCTGAAGATCCATCGCATGCTGCTGGCTCTTCTGCTGTAGTTCCTGATCTTTGGCCGCCATATCACGGGCGGCATCATGGGCATGAATGAGCTGCTCCATTTGCAACTTGATCTGGCTATCCTGCATCTTCTTGTCTTCAATCTTCTCCCGAGAGATGCGCTCAGCCACCTTGTCTTGGATGGTCGCCATCGCGGTCTCAGCCTTGATCTGGGCCTCCTTCAATTGGGCCTGATTCTGTTCGGAAGTCGAGGCCGCCTTCTGCTTGATAGCCTCCATGCGCGGATCAGGTGGCGGATTGGCCGGAACCGGACGCATCACATCCTCGATGCCCAGATCAGCCATCCGACTGACCTTGAGATCGACTTTGACTGGATCATATAGTTCCGGACTGGCCTTCTGGAGTTCCTTAACCGCCATCGCCTTGGCCATGCGATGCAGACTTGTCGGGTTATTTGGATCTGCCACAGGCACGATGTTGTGATCATCCAAGGCTTGTAAGAACTGGTCCTTGGCCCATTTGATGGTAGTCTTCTTGTTATGCCGCCAGAAGGCTTCTGGGTCTTCCTTGAAGCGCTCCTTGAGCAGCATGAATTCCTTGGCCTGAGCAGCATGGAGCCGCTTATGCGCCGAGTCCATCACCTTCGTGGCCTGTTCGATTAAGGCCAGCGTGGTTCCAACTGGGGCATCCTGTTTACCCTCGCCAACCTGAATGTTGGCGGTGGAGGCCATGCGACGGCCGACCTCTTCAACATGAGTGGAGAATGCCGAGAATGACGGACCTGTCTCCTTATATGGTAAGGGCATTACAGCGCTGCGGATGTCCTGCTGCGCACCTAATTCTAGGCCTACGCCACCTCCCGGAGGCACCCGAAATTGATTGGATAACTGTCTGCCGATGCCTTTGGAGTAGAGAAAGCCGGGGAAGTTGGCGAACATCCCATTGTCCAGCTGGAGCCGCCATGCTGCGGTCAATGCGATCGTCGTATTCCCCAGCAGATGAATATAACCCAGACCATAGAAGCCGAGGCCCCTGATCATCGGGAACTGAACGAAATATTCTTTCGCTGTGCACTCTTTATCCTCCGCATCCCAGTTGCGGCGGATGTCTAAGATTTTGCGACTTTCTTTCTCTATTGTCACACAGTAGGGGAGCGGTAAGCCTTTGCCTTTAAAGCGTTTTGGGGCGTACTCATCAATATCTAGTTCACAATATATTTCATAGATTTCGTAATCCCTATCTTCGGGACGCTGCACTTGCGGCGAGATACCGGCAATCTCGTCCTTCTTTTTATCCACAGGATTCTTTTCCATGGATACCGAGGGCGGAGCCAGATCGATATCCCGATAGGCCCCCATGATCTGCAACCGTCTCAAGGTTGACTTCTTCATCCGCATCCGGTGCGTCACTCTGCCGCAGTTGGAAAGGTCGGTGGCGGCATTGGAGACGATCAAATCTTCGGCATCAATACTTTCGGATACCGGTCGTCGGCGCAATGGACAGTTATAAACCTTCTTGAAGCCATCGCCGCCAAAGCCGACATAGAACAGCATCCGGTCGGTGTCGGGGACATATTCCGTCGCGATAACAGTGAGATAGTGATTAAGGTCCTTCTCCAATGCCTGTGCTAGATCATCCGGTGACATATCCGGTGGCAGGACATATCCGGTG